GAGTTCTGGTAGGAACCCTCTCACATCCTTCCTGTACTGTGCTCCATTAGCACATACAGCATAGTCTCCATCAAACTGACATTCTTTATTCAGAATCCGTTCAACGCTCGAACTGGGATGTCTAGTCTCCCTGAGGGTCTCTGGGGAGATGTTGTACTGCATAATAAGATGAGGATACAAGCTATTGAGGTCAAAATTGACAACCCAATCATAGCGTCCTGGTTTCGGTTCCTTGACATAAGCACCTGCGTATTTTGCGTCCTTATCAGTTTTAATTTTAGGAGGTATGACAATACCTCTCTTCTTCAAGTAATTATATATGATTGTATCCCACATACGAACTTGATAAAATACATCTTCGTAATTCACCTTGGCTTCATATGCCATAGTGAGTGCGAGTTCAATCAACTTCATCTTGCTTTCCAAACGGTCAACAAGTTCCACGTCAATTATATTATACTCTACAAATTTCTGCCAACCATTTGTATAGAAATCTTTAAATGTATCAAACTCAGAGTGATCTAATTTCTTCTGCCCAAGTTCTACACTAGCAATATAATCCAAACGATAGGATTCCTGTGCCTTGTAAGTAAACTTCTTATATAAGTCTAAGTAGTCTAACTGTGATACACCACCAATATCATAAGCAATCTGCTTTCTACCAGCAATGAAGACCTCATCTTCAGTTACCAATCCCCAAGGTGATAATCTCTTCTTAAGTTTTTCACCTAAAATACGATCTATCCTACGAACAATATATGGTATATCATACAGTTTACTATTCCATCCAGTAATAACTTCTGGTGTATTCTCTTCTATCATCCACCAATTAATAAAGTCATTTAGAAGATCATACTCATTATTAAATTGCTTGTAATATAGATTATCTTGATGTGCCTTAAATGGACCATTACCCCAAGTAATAATCTCTTTGGTAGCATAGTCCTGAATTGATATAAGAAGTATCTCCTCAGCAGCAGATTCTACATCAGGGAATCCTTGTTCAGACTCAACCTCAATATCAATGGTTACTAATTTAATTTTATTAATATCAAACTTCAGTTCATCTGCTGGATACTTCTCTGAAATATATTGGTATATAAATCTCTCATTACCAAATACATCAAAACCTGGTACAGGTTCGTACTTCTTTATAAACTCTCTAGTCTCACGAACAGTTCCAGGTTTAACAGGTGCTACCTGAGTACCATCCAAAGTTCTATAATGAGTTTTCTTCTTAGGTGATTCAACAAAAAGGGTTGGGTAGAACTTCTCACGGGTTGCGAAGTGTTTACCATCTTCATAACCACGAACAAGGAAGTTATCCCCAACCATTTGAACGTTCGTATAGAACCTCATTACGAGTTCAGACTTTCATATGTGTCTTTTATTTTACCAAGTGGTTCGCATATAGTCAAGATCTTATCAGAACTAATCATAAATTCTTTCTGATTTGTTAGTTCACCCATCCAAGGTTGCAAAGTTGCATTACCATTCTGATTAGGAACAATATTATAAGGATTAATAATTTTACAATCTGGTTCTCCTATGTCTGCTCCAACTTCTTCAATCTCAGCAACTACAGTTCCACCAGTATGGAATACTATTAATTGTGGTTTAAGTTCATCTGCCATTTAACTGTCCTCTTCAGGGATTACGAGTGTTTTTTCTTGAGAGTCTTCTTTTTCTTTTAAGACATCATTCATATACATTGATGCTAGTTCATCAACTGGGTCAATAAAAGTTACGATCCAATCTAAAGGTACTGGAAATCTAGTTCCTTTACCTAAAGGAATCCAAGGTGCTAACTTAATATCAAAAGAAGCACCACCACTCTCTTTATTAACGATAGGTTCTGATGTATTGACAACACATGGTTTGATAAAGAAATATCCAACAACCTTGTCTTCCAAGATCATCTCTTCTACCTTGGTAATAATCTGCTCACCAGTTTTTATTACTGCTAGTTTATTTGCCATAATGGTTTATCTTATGTTGTTATTATACTGCCAATAAAAAGGGGTGTCAACTGGATTTTGCCAGTACACCCCATTGCGGCGAAGATATTCAGTTTTATTTATAGATAATCTTTCCGAGCATGATGATCAGGAACTATCTTACCAAGTTCAACTACCAAAAGTCCGTCTCTGAATTGTACGTCTCGGATCTCGGTATCATCTGTGATTGTCCAGACCCTAGTGAAAGACCGCTGGGCCAGTCCTTTATGGACAAAAGTCTCAACTGTTTCTGAGTCTTCTTTCTTTGCTTCCACATATAGTTTTCCAAACTCCGTGAAGACTTTGAGCTCATCTTTCTTAAACCCCGCAAGTGCGACTTCCAATCTTGATTCGACATTATTTACTTGTATTAAATTATATGGGGGATAGTTTGATGTGGTCTCATTCATGAACCGATCAAAATAATCGTCCATCCCTATACTGTTCTTCAGAATTCTATCGAACAGTTGTGGCATATCTGCCGTATGAAAACGTGTTAGGTTAGTCATGGTTCTCCTTTAAAAGCGAGTGTGTTTTTTGTCCCCGAAGGCGACACTATTATTTAAACACAACCATTAAAAAGAGACAATCGGATAACCAGAATTTTTTATTCGGTTAAACGAATGGTGGACCCCAGACCCAAGTAACTAAAACTTTTCTACTACCTTTTTGTACGGTCTTTACCCTATGATAAAGGTACGGTGGGAATATATGAACGAGACCACGTTCTTTAGGAACCTGTACATCTGGGAATAATTCAAACTCTCCACCTTCATATTCTGAAGGATCACTTAGTTGAACTACTACTGTAAATTTTCTAGCAGGGGTAGGGCAGTTGGTATAATCAATATGCCAATTATATTCTGAACCAACATCATAACAAGCATACTGAATAATCTCATCAAGTTGATTTATATTAAACCTATAATACTCAGTGTTTAGTTGGTGAACAACTTTACTTAATTGAGAGAATAACCAATGACTATTATCATTATAGTCAATATTAGTTGTCCAAGATTTTTTAACCTCATCATTAAATTGTGTACCACTATTCATATCAACAATATCTTCTATACTATCTAATTGTTCTTCAGTAAAAACATTAGATGCATAGACAAAGGGACATGTTGATCCTTGTGGTGGATTTAATGGTGGTATGCGAATACTCAAGATATCCCCCATATCTTGTCGCAGTAATCTCTAATAGATCTATCAGAAGAGAAGAATCCTGACCGTGCAATATTTACAACTGCACTATGATTCCATTTATCAGTATTTTTATAAGATTCACTTACCCTATCTTGTGCATGCATATAATCAGAGAAATCTGCACATACACAGAATGGATCATGATTTAAAATGTTATCCATTAATGGACTAAAGGCATCTTTATCACCCCCACTAAAATGCCCACCTTTAACAAGATTAATAACTTCCCAAAGTTCAGTACTCATATAATGTTTGGGATCATAATTATTCCTCCATAAGTCTGCAATCTCAGATTCAGTCTTACCAAATAAGAAGAAGTTCTCTTCACCTACAAGATTAAGAATCTCTACATTAGCACCATCAAGAGTACCAATAGTAAGAGCACCATTCATCATAAACTTCATATTACCTGTACCAGATGCTTCTTTACCAGCAGTAGAAATCTGTTCTGACAAATCAGCAGCAGGATATACAAGTTCTCCAAGTTTAACACTATAATTTGGTAAGAAAATAACCTTTAACTTACCTTCCATATCAGGATCAGTATTAACCACTTGAGCAATACAATTAATAAAGTGGATAATATGTTTTGCCATGTAATAACCAGGTGCTGCCTTACCACCAAATATTACTGTGCGAGGAACGACATCGACTCCGTTTTTGATACGAAGATACTGAGCAATAATTTGAAGTGCGAGTAAGTGTTGACGTTTGTATTCATGTATTCTCTTAACATGAACATCAAACATACTACATGGATCTACAGAGATACCTAGATTCTTAAAAATGTAATCAGCAAGTCTATGTTTACCTAGAAGTTTTGCTTCTCCTAATTTTTCTAATAGTTCATAATTAATTTTACCTTCCAACTGTTTAAGTTGACTCATATCAGTAATCCAGTTGTCACCACAATACTCATCTAAAATTTGAGTAAGAGATGGATTGCAAGATGCTATCCAACGACGAGGTGTTACTCCATTGGTTACATTAGTAAACTTATGAGGCCATAGATCAGCAAACTCTGGCATCAACTGAGACTTAACTAAATCAGAATGCAACTCAGCAACACCATTAACATGATGAGATCCTACAGTAGCAAGATGTGCCATACGAACATACTTGTTATGAGTCTCATCAATAATAGATAACTTCTCTTGTATAGATTCATCACCAGGATATTGAAGTCTTACTACCTGTAAGAATCTTCTATTAATCTCATAAATGATCTCCATGTGTCTTGGTAGTAGAGTCTTAAATAATTTAAGATCCCACTTCTCCAATGCTTCTGGTAATAGAGTATGGTTAGTGTAAGCAATAGACTGAGTGGTTAACTCCCATGCCTGATCCCACTCCATATGATTTACATCCACAAATAATCTCATTAACTCTGCTACAGCAACAGATGGATGAGTATCATTTAATTGAACCTGCCAATATTCAGGGAACTGTTCAACAGGAATACCTCTCCTCTCAAGACTGTTAAACATATCTTGTAGAGATGCACTCACAAAGAAGAACTGTTGCTTCAATCTTAATTCCTTACCTGCATCTGTACCATCATTAGGATACAATACCTTAGAGATAGTTTCTGAAGATACACTCTGTTCTACCGAACCAAGATAATCTCCAATATTAAATGCGTAGAAGTCAAATGTCTCAGTAGCATCTGCTCTCCATAGTCTTAACCTATTACAACTATTAACTTTATATCCCAACTGCAATACATCATAAGGCACAGCAATAACTTGCTCATCAGGAACCCAACGTACCCTATAATGATTATGATCTGAAATATAATTCTCTACCTTACCACCAAATCCTACATGAACTGATTCATCAGGTTGACATAACTCCCATGGCCAATCTCCATGTAACCAATTATCAGTTATCTCAAGTTGATGATTCTCTCTTATAATCTGCTTGAATATGCCATACTTATATCTTATACCATAACCAGTAGCAGGTACTTGTAGAGTCGCTAGAGACTCCATATAACACGCAGCAAGACGACCTAACCCACCATTACCTAAACCAGGTTCCTCTGCTTGGGCAAGTATCTTCTCTATATCTTGATCATATTCTTTTAATGCTTCTTCTGCCTCCTCACGAATTCCTAAGTTAATAAGATTTCTATTAAGTTGAGGACCAATTAAAAACTCTGCTGATAGATATGCTACTTCTTTTTTTGACTTTGGTTTAGTACACAACCAATGCGTCATCATCTGATCTCGCACAGCATAGCTAAGTGCCATGTAAAAATCATGTGATGTTGCGATATCTGGACGTTTACCTAATGTATAAAATAGACGTTCTTTGATACCATTATAAAGTAATGACATAATGGTTATACTACTAAGTTAGATTATACTCTATTTACTCAGTAGTTTCCACTTTCTTCTTAGAACCGATGTTATATTTTTGTTCCAGGATCCATTCACCCTTATCTTTGTATGCCAACACCTTAATTTGGTTCAATGGAGCAACATCAGATATGCTCTCAGCATTGACTACAGATATGAGACCCCAATCAGAAAG